GTGGAAGCCAACTAATAAAAGAAGCGATTAATACAGATGTTGTTAAAGTAGTAGCATCGTATGAGAAATTAAATGGAAAAATGACTTTTGAATATCAGTATGGTATTTCATTTTGGGTTTTTATTCATTCGTTTCCTCCAAGCACAAATTCAAATTACAATAAATTTACATCAATACTTAATTACGGTAATAAACCAAATATATTATATAATCCAAGCACGAATACATTAATGATAACAACTGAACAAAAAGGATTAAAAGAACTGGATAATCCAGTATTAGATTTTGATGAAACCGGAAATCGAATTATTTATCGGCAGAACCATGTATTATTACAAAAATGGAATAATATAATGATAAATTATAGTAATGGAACTTTAGATGTATTTATAAATGGTAACTTAGTTAAATCTGCTATAGAAGTAGTTCCGTATATGACATTAGATAATTTAGTTGTAGGGACGGATGGCGGGATTAGTGGTGGTATTTGTAATCTCGTGTATTTTAAAAAACCGTTAAACGCTGTTAATATTTCTTATTTATATAATATTGTTAAAGATAAATCTCCACCAATAGTGTAAAATTAAATAACCAATAATTTAACTTGTAGATAAATTCTAAATATATAATATATGAACGCACAAAGTATTATTTTACCAATCATATTCATAATATTATTGGGTTGGTTATTTAGTCGAATGTTTAATAATAATAACACAATACAATCTGGAATTGTTAGAGGACAAACTATTATTTTAACAATTATAATAATAATATTTTTGTTTTGGTTATTTAGACACATATTTAAGGATGTAAACACATTGCAATCTGAAATTGTTAGCGGCCAAATAGCATCGACAATTGACGCATCAAGTTTGTCAACAAATAATAATTCGAATAACTTTGCATATTCTATTTGGTTTTATGTAAATGATTGGAATTATAGATATGGAGAACCCAAAGTTGTTTTTGGAAGAATGGGAAGTTTAAGCACTAGTGGTGGAGGGTCAATAGATAACGTGAATGGTGTTGACCCGTGTCCGGCAGTTGTTTTAGGCGCGCTTGAAAATAACATATCTGTTGCGGTTGGATGTTATCCTGGAATGGATACGGTCCCGACGTCAAAAAATGGTAAATCTGTAGTGCATACTTGTAATATAGCAAATGTTCCTATACAAAAATGGGTAAATTTGGTTTTAAGCGTTTATGGACGAACCCTTGATTTGTATATTGATGGTAAATTGGTTAGAACGTGTATCATGCCTGGAATAGCTATGATAAATACAAATTCAAATATTTATGTAACCCCAAAAGGTGGATTTAATGGATGGACTTCAAAATTACAATATTGGTCAAATGCATTAAATCCACAAGAAGTGTGGAATAATTACACAAAAGGTTATGGTAATACTGCGTTTGGAAACCTCTTTGGAAATTATACAGTAAGTCTCTCGTTAGAGGAAAATGGGGTTGTGGTGAGTAATACTACTATTTAGAGGTTTTAAACAATATTTTATTTCATAATCCTTTTGATTTGAATTATATTTATTTAATTAATGTTTTTTACTAATACTCAACTTGCTGTTTGATAATAAATTATTTAACTATATAAAATATGCTTTTAAAATGTAAAACATGTTAATGAGTAGTCTTTTTTTTATACATTATAATATATAAATGAATTATGAATCACCATTAAATAGATTTTCCGAAAACTTACGAAATAGTGTAAATAATAATGGTTTATATGTAAAACCACCTACCAGTTTAGTAGGCAAATTTACATTTTTGTTAATAGTTCTTTTTATTTTTATTATTTTATTACGTTTAGGAATAAGCTTTATGAGCTGGTTATTAAAACCGTCAACATCCCCTAAGTTAATAAATGGAATGATAGATGCAAAAAATATGATTATGTTTCCACAAGACCCAACATCATCAAATGCGGTTCCTATAAATCGGTCGGTTAACGAAACTAATGGTGTCGAATTTACGTGGTCTGTATGGGTATTTATTGATAACCTGCAATATTTATCTGGACAATATAGACATATATTTCATAAAGGAAATGATCAGCTTACGGATACGGGTCTTAACTTTCCAAATAACGCACCAGGATTATATATTTCTCCAAATACGAATGCTTTAGTTGTAATTATGAATACGTTTAATGATATAAATCAGGAGGTTGTTGTACCAAATATACCTTTAAACAAATGGTTGAATGTAATCATAAGGTGTCAAAATGATAAATTATATATTTACATTAACGGAACCATTACTAAAAGTATTCAGCTAAATGGAGTTCCAAAACAAAATTATGGGGATGTATTTGTAGCAATGAATGGTGGTTTTGATGGTTTTATTTCTAATTTATGGTATTATAATTATGCTCTAGGAACTACGGCCATTTCTAATTTAGTTAATTCTGGACCAAATCTAAAAATGTATGGAGCAAATTCAATATCAAATACGTTGAGTAAATATTTATCATTAAGATGGTATTTTACGGGGACTCAAGATGCATACAATCCTTAAGTTTTATGTCGTGGTTATAAATAAATATAAATAAATAAAATATATTTATTTATATTATAATGAATACTAAAGAACCAACACATTTTTTTTATAGATTTCTTAATACAATTGTAAACTTAATATCTCCTAAACCATCGCCACATAATTATATACCGTATGATAATATTGATGAATCCATATCAAGAGTTGTAGACACCTTTATGCAAGAAACGAAAGAAGAAGTTGTTGACAATTATATTGAAGAAACTAATGAAGAAGTTGTTGACAATATTATAGAAGAAACTAATGAAGAAGTTGTTGACAATATTATAGAAGAAACGAATGAAGAAGTTGTTGACAATATTATAGAAGAAACTAAAGAAGAAGTTGTTGACAATTATATTGAAGAAACTAAAGAAGAAGTTGTTGACAATATTATTGAAGAAACGAATGAAGAAGTTGTTGACAATTTTATAGCAGAATCTAAAGAAGAAGTTGTTGACAATATTATAGAAGAAACGAATGAAGAAGTTGTTGACAATATTATAGAAGAAACGAATGAAGAAGTTGTTGACAATTATAATGAAGAAACGAATGAAGAAGTTGTTGACAATATTATAGAAGAAACGAATGAAGAAGTTGTTGACAATTTTATAGCAGAAACTAAAGAAGAAGTTGTTGACAATTATATTGAAGAAACGAATGAAGAAGTTGTTGACAATTATATTGAAGAATCTATAGAAGAAGTTGTTGACAATTATAATGACGAAATATTCGAGGATTGTATTGAGAATTATATTGAGTTTAATAATATTATAGATAAATTAAATCAAGATATTATTTCAGAAATGTATAATAATTCAGAACCTAAACCCATTTTTTGTTTTGATTTCCCAGAATGTAATACTGTTTAAACCCTTAAATTGGGGTTAACACACACATCATTTGTTGGAAATATTTCTCCAGACATACAAGTATCATTAACACCAACTTCTGCACAACTACGAAACCCACGGTCTTCGCCAATATAACACCATCCGGCTTTTCCGAGTTGAATACTGCTTGTAGAATCATCTGCTTGGTAATCTTCTCCACCGGATTGTTGTCTTTGTGATGTTGTATTATTTAAGGCTTGGTTTAATGTGTTATGTTGTGTTATATCTGGATGTGAAATATTTTGGGGTTGTCCCGATTGGTTAACTTGTGTGGTTTTTTCAATAGAGTTAAGACTTGTATTAATGACATCAGTCGTAGCGTTAACAACCGATTGTGTGCCTTTAGCAGATACATTTATTGTTTGTAATGTGGTTATACCTAATAAATAACCTAGTCTTTGAACAACTGGTTTAAAAATTTCACTTATTGTTTGTGTTCCTTTTGCTAAATAAACGAAAATATTAAATCCTAAGAATGACAAAACAAAAAATATAATAATCCAAGTAGTAAATTTGGTTTGTTTAATTCCTTCAAAAAATGAAGAAGACGAGGAAGACGAAGAAGATGAAAAGACGGATTCATATTCAGGCTGGGATATACTAAAACTATTGTTACTCATTATAATAAAAATAAATATATTAAAATGCAGGATAAAACTTTAATTTAATGTCAACAAATATAAAAATTGGTTTAAATCACCTAAAATTTCATCTCGAATATTTAATAGGTCTGTGTTTGACATTTTCATAATAAATTTATCATCTGTTAAATTAACCAAAAATACCTTAAAATCGTTTATTTTATTTTTTAATTGTTCTTTTGAAGACAAGTCAATCAAAGATATAGTTGGTTGTTTTAACAAGTTAGTTCTTTTTTCAGTTTTACCCAATAATACCTCCATAAACTTGTCTATATTTTCATTAAGTTTACTATATAAATCGTCGGTTGCTTTATGTTGTGCGTAACTGTATGTTTTCCAATGGTATAATTTAACCATAATTAACATTTCTAAAAATGTACACGTAATTTCTTTTTGAAACTGGTTACTTTTAATATTTTTTCTGGTATATCTTTTTCTAGTATTTGTTTTCATATATTATATATATATATAGATTATACTAAATTATAATCTGGGTATAAATGATTCGCCGAATGAGTTCATTTTATCAAGTTTTTGAATTGTTTTTTCTAAATTAGTATTTGTGACATTTGTAAATAAATATTCGGTTCCTGGCGATTCTTCGTTTTTTTTTATTTGTTTATAAATCGTATCTATTTTTTTAGTAACGTTTAATATTACTTCTTTTTGTTTATCGCTTACTATTTCCTCATTTAAGTTTATATTTTCGGTTAAAATGGATACGACGAAATATAATATATATTTGCGTTTTTTACAACACGTATTTGAATATTTAAGGGTAAATAAATTTAATAAACTAGTTACAATTTTTTTAACTAAGTTATTGTGATTGTCGGCGTGTTTGAAGAAAACATCCCAAATAATCCATATAATGTCCATTTGGTCTTTAGAATTAACTTTAATGTGTGACCTTCTTTCACATTTAAATTTTTCTTTTTTGAGTTTACAAATATGTTCGAATTCCATGATCCATTCAATCCAATAGCACGACTTAATATTATTTGCGACCCCAATTGATAAATTGTAAGACAATTCGTTAATTGCAATAATGATTTCTTTTGGGTCTTCGGGTAAAATAATATTTTCAATATAATTAAGGGATGGAGCATTAAATCTTTCGGTCATATATGTTAAATCAAAATCTTCTTTTTTGATTTTGATTTCGTTAAAGCTGTGTTTTCGTTTAGAGTCGCATAAGACACATATTACTTCACAAAATAATTTTCTAATATTGTCGTTGTTTCTCATTTTAAGTTCGTTGTTGACATATCCGTTAGATACAATTTTTTTAAAGTTATTTATTCTTAAATCTAAATATATGGATAGTTTTGAATTACCAATATGTATATTTTTACAGTAAAAGTATAAAAGTATGTCCCATAATTCACAAAAATGTCCGGAACAAATTAATTCTGCGCTCCAGTAACAAGCCGGTTCGATTTTCGACTTTAATAAACTGTTTAGAAGTTCCTTTTTAACATCCGATTTTTTAAATTTAGAAAATGTGATTCCTTTAAACATTTTGGGGTCTCTGATATCATTTATTTCTGAATCAGACATATAATAAAAAATATACAAAAAAAATATTAACAATACATATAAATGAATATAGTTAAAATGTATAATAATTTATCTAATTGGGGTAAAATATTGATTTTTTGTGTATTATTTTTAATTTTAGTAGTATTATTTAAATCCGTGAAAGCACCCCAAGGTAAAGAAGGGTATGCACAGAATGACACATTTTTATTGAAAAATGGGGAAGATATATATGATGATTTTTATGCTGATATATATGACGAATTAGTGTATAATGATATGAAAGATGATTATGAAATAAGTCAAATTGTTGATAAAACTGGAGTAACTCAACAAAGCATTATTCTTGATGTTGGCTCTGGAACAGGACACCATGTATCTAAATTAAAGGAACAGGGATATAGAACTATTGGAATGGATATTTCACCAGCAATGTTAAAAAAGTCAAAGGAGAATTTCCCATCGTGTAAATTTATGTTAGGCGACGCAACAGGCTCGCCAGATGTAAACTATAATTCTTTTACGCATATATTATCTCTTTATTTTACAATTTATTACATGAAAAATAAAAATGGTTTTTTTATAAATTGTATGAATTGGTTAATTCCTGGCGGATACTTATTATTACATTTAGTTGATAGGGAAACGTTTGACCCAATACTTCCTGCTGGTCAAGGTTTTTTAATAGTTAGTCCGCAAAAATATTCAAATAAACGAATCACTAAAACAAAGGTAACATTCGATAATTTTGTCTATAATGCGGACTTCGATTTAAATGAAGATAAAAACATCGCGATTTTCAACGAGAAAATTAAATTTAAGGATACGGATAAGGTTCGACAAAATCAGCATATTTTATATATGGAAGATAAAACGGCAATTTTAAATATGGCTCAGCAATCGGGGTTTATAGTTGATGGGGAGATAGATTTAATGAATGCAGGATATGATTCTCAATATATATACATATTACAGAAGCCATCTTAATGAGTAAATAACCGCCAATTATTTATTCTAAAAACTATTTTATCTTTTAGGTAATCGCTATTATTATAAGCGTATATTTCAGCATAACAGTTTTGTAAATGTGAATTGTCTAATTTTTCGAATTCGGCAATACTAAAATAATCATTACAATAGTGATTAACCAATAATTCTTTCGGAGCCAATCTCCAAAACTCATCCGGGTCGTAAAAGTCATTTATATTATATTCATAGTCGTATTGGGTATCATTTCTAACGACATTAGGTAAAAAAGAGTAATTCCACCATATATCTATTTCATCGTTTGTTTTATTATGTATATTAAAATTTGATTTAATGTATGCGTTTTCGAGGTA